CAATCAAACCATTCAGCTTTATACCAGTGCCCGCAACTGGTTAAGGACATGTTCTCACAGCATCCACAATTTTCGCATTGGAACAAGCTCATACCATTAGCCTTTGTGTGTTTTCAGGTTGGGCATGGTCTTGAATCTAAATGCTTTCCCGTCGTTGATAATCTCAAACTCCATTCTGACGTTTACTGTAGCTGTATCAATACGAGATACATCGATATCAACACTACCACCAGCGTCCTGAACCATGATGATGAATGCTTGTTCTATCATTTTACGAACATATTCCTGAACCTCTGGGTCCAACTGATTCAGCAATGTTATTTTTTTCGACATTACGTCCCCACCTTTGATCCATCATCCCAGACAAATTCACCGTTTTCTCCAACCGGGAAGTGCAGCCGACAATGCACACAGAAAGTTGCACCATAGAACGACGGCTTTCTTGCGTATGTCTCCGCAAGTGCGCTACCCATCTTTGTGCTGCACCCGCATTTTTCGTGAGTGTATGAATATCTCACAGGCCTGATAAACCCTTTTTTCCGCTCATCTTCAGAGAGGACAACATAAGCCTTTTGCATACCGCCCGGTTGAATTTCTCTATGATCGTCAGTGACTGGCGAACCATCTGTGAGCGTCTTTTCCTCTGACATGTTCAATCCTCTTGTTCAGCTTGATATAGTATCTCTATTATACATACGGATAAACGATAGGCAATAAAAAAGCCCACCAGATTGCGGTCTAGTGAGCTTTCCGAGACAGTGGTGATTAGACCATCTCGATTCCCGCGTAGCTTGGGGAGTGCGCGGGAATTGTGATAGTAGCAAATCACACATTATTTTTCAGCCTTTTTCTGGAGCTTCTTTATCAATGCACCCCTGGTGCAACCAGCTGTCCATAGATCAGCTTCCTCACACGCCTGGATTAATTGCCTGTCTGTGTACTCACGATAGTTGATAAGGTCCTCAATTGGCTCTGTTGGGTATTCGTCGTACCAGCACCCTTGATTCAGGAATGTCGTGGGGTTTTGTATGAATTGACCGTTTCTGATCTTCCACTTTGTATCACGTTCAACTCTAATTTTGAGGTGATCGAGTATCTGGTTCCTTGCTTTTAAATTGAGCTTCGACCATAGCTTCTCGGCTTTTATCTTGCACACCTTCTTTGGATAGATGTCCCAGAACAATTCAAAAGCTGGCAGCTCTACTACGCTTGTCTCTGGTGGTGCCATTCCATCCAAACTCATTTGCTCACACTGTATCATTTGAAATCCTCTTGTATAGTCCTGTAGTGGGGTTAATCAGAAATATAATCCTGATATTCATCATCGTTACATTTCGGACATGGAATATCGCCGCCAGAATACAACGGTCCTCCGGGTTCTTCACAACTGTCAAGATCCCACAAATAACCATCTATGCAGCAAGTGTCATCATAATTAGCTGCTCCAAACTCCCTGCCACTGTAATCACACATGATCTATACCTCTATGTTTGGTTATACATTCCATACGGGTTAATCAGATTAATGTACTCTGACGGAGAAGTACTTATTGATATTCAGAATGCCAGCTCTTGCTGTTGGTGCCGGTCTGTTTTGATTGGTCCTTGCTATAGGGTGATCAGGTATCTTTAATATTTTAGTTGGCTTGATTCTTTTTCTGACTTGACCTCGTGGCAAGGCTGTCTTAATGCCAAGTTTTCTCATTTGTACACCGATAGTGCATTGTATGACACCGTAGAACTTGGCTATTTGTGCTTGAGTGAGACAGTTGTTATTCATTAGATTTAACCGTTCTCGTTCTGCTGGCCAATTTATACATTTCATTTAACGTATGCCTTTTTGTTTGATTGCCTTCTGTACTCTATATGGGTTGATCCTCGACAGGTTTTCCGCAATCTAGGCAGTCGCCATCACATCGGGTGTGGTTTAAATCTTTGCAATACTCTCCAATTAAGTTCCACGCCTCCCGCTCTACTGCTTCGGCTCTGTTTATGATTTCACGATTGCCGTTATTATCCGTGGTTAAATACCATCCTTCAGGAATCTGGCGATCTTTCACTGCTTCCACCTTGGCAGTAAGGGCTGCATGCTCCTCATGTGTGGGTCGATGCTTTAACACCAACTCCCTGGCATACAGTGCTATTTCCAAGTCTTTGATTGTCTGCTCTTGAGTCTGCGCTGATGCATGGGCAGCATCGATTATTCCTCGTAAGTCTTTGATTGTCTGCTCTTTCGAATTATCCTGACCTAAATTCTCAACAGCCTTTTTGTAGATTTCTTTGATATTCGTCCAGCTCACAGGAACTTTTTCATCAAAATTCTGAGGTTCGTTTAACCCGGCACCGCGACACCAATCGCATTCACCGCAGCCACAGTATTCTGGGTTATCCACCTCAACTGTTTCATAAAACTCACCAATCAGTAATCCCTTTGCGCCATTTTCTGCGGTTAACTCAATCGGCATAACGACACTAGGTGCCTTTGGAGACATTAAGGATACCTCGTATTCGTTTAGTTCAACCATTAGTGTTTACTCTCTTGACCAATTAATATTATTCCAGCTTCTTTCTGGTTGTGCATCCCAATAGCAATATTCTATAAATTCAAAACCTTCTCCGTATTCAAGAAATCTCTTATAGCGTTGCTGTGACCTTGTTGTTACTTTTGCTGGTATGATCTCACCAACTATTTGTAATCCAAGATAACAACCTGAACCATTCCATGATCTACACTGCCAACCAGATGAGCACTTTTCTTTATCATTTCCGTTTCCGCCTCTATTGCATTCTGAACAAGCAGTCCATTTCTTTCCTTTGTCGTCTGTGAAGCTGTGCATATTAATCACCCTCTTCAATTTGCTTTATGAAACCACCTAATATTTCAGGTATGGCTGGTACAACGGAATTACCTAATTGTTTAAGTCTGTCCACGTCACCGGATACCCTTGGAGCCACTCGACCCATTCCGGGTTCAGCAGGCCAGACTCTTGCGTCGTCTGTTCCGTCGCGTAGTCCAGTCGATCGTTTATCCTGTTCTTTCCGTCCTTCCGGATGACTGTTGGACCGCTGCCTTTGTAATCTGACTGCGTTGGTGTTGGCCATAAATTGTTCTTTGCCATGTTCTGCAAACTTGGGCGATTTGGCGCACCTGGATACGAACTCCTGTTGTCTCTCCCGTTTGGATTCATTGTTGGCAATAATCCAGACTCTGTTTCGCTTATGTTTGGCGTCGACGGCGACAGCTGGAACAATAAGCGGGAGTACGTCGTACCCTTCTTTTTCAAGTTCTCCACAGAGCTCATCGAATAACATGTTCGCTTCTCGTATGATCTCTGCCTGGTATAGGTCGTAATCTGGTTGGCGAAGAATTGTTTTGTTTTCCACTCTAACAAGCAAATCTGTGAGTTCCATTGAGAGGATTCCAGGCACATTTTCAGCAATAACCCAACGCGGTTTGATTTCCTGTATAAGTCTGAGATATTCCGGCCAGAGATGACGGTCATCTGTCGTGCCTGCTCTGTTCCCGGCAACACTGAACGGCTGACAAGGGAATCCGCCGCAAATAAGTTCAATTGATTCGATTCCGTCTCTTTCAAGTTGTTCACCTGTCAGCTGTCTAACATCGGTGTATTTTGGTATGTCAGGCCAATGCTTTGTTAATACTTGTCTGCACTTGTCATCATACTCACAAAACGCGACGGTTTTGTGTCCTGCTCTTTCTAACCCTAAGCTAAAGCCACCTATACCAGAGAATAGATCAAGTACATTCATATTCCAGTTATCAGTCTTGGAACATCCAGCTCTTTTCTGCCAGTTCTCGTCGAGTTTATTACTAACTTTCTTTCTGAAATTCTGTTGGCGTAATTTGTTATTGCTTCTGCTTTTGTGTTTCCATTACCAGTGGCTCCAATTAGCTTCGATCCGTCTTTTATCTCGCCGCGCCTGAAATGGCAATAATATCTAGATAAATGGGTTTGAGTTCTTTCTGTTGCTCGACGCTCATGTATTTCCATTATGAGATCGTGGTCATCCGCGAACTGTTCAATGGTCTGTTCCGGCACTAATGATTCGATTATTTCCATCTTGTTAACCTTCTTTTGATTTAATCTTAGTAATTCCCTTTTATACCGTCAACGGCATTCGATTCTATGACGACCTGAATTGACATATTCGAATAGCGAGTCTTGGTGATTGAATGTTTCATGTTCAACCTGGCGATTGTCCAGAGGGTCAACTGGGTTGATGGGTTTATTTATTCCCAACGCTCTCGCCTGTCAATTCTCAGATTGAGTTCAGATCGTCATGGTCAGGTGGTGTAGCTTTGGAAGGGGTTGCGATTCGTCTGAATGCTCTGTAAAATCTTGAATCTATATCAGATGAATCGGTCTTGTATCTTCCTAAGTTCGTTACATCACCGTTGAATGAGGTTCACGCCTCGCTCTGGTATTGTTGAATCTACACCTTCATGGGCGACAATTCAACTTTTAAGCCCCTTAGCCGGGGCTTTTTTATTGTGGTTGGTATGTAGACCCTTCTCTATCACTCCACATTTTAGAAAACTCTTTACTGATATTACGCCAGTATCTCTCTCTTCTGCGGTAGTCAGCAACCAATGGTGAATGTTGTTTCCTTCTGAGCTTGGCTTTACGCTGTTTGCGTGCATAGGTTGATAGCATTCTATCACTGACATCAACTGATTTTATTACAGCAGTGTCTCTATTGCTTCGGCGGAAAGTTGGGAACAATAATCGATCTGGGCTTGCTGCTCGCTCTCTCTTGAGTCCTTCTGCGAAAGGGTCAGCATAGAATGGGAATACCTGAACCTCTTTTGGGCTTTGATATTCTGGTGCTGATTTCTTTGATCTGGATAGTAACTTTCTAGCTACTGCGACCCATGACGCCATTCTTGCTTTGAATCCGTTTCTTGACATGTTATCTCACTCCCGTTAATTAGTAGCGTACCGTTTGTTATTGATCTGGTTCTTGTTGTTACCCCTGAGTATCTTCTGTCCAAAGTCGCCAAATCCAACTTCAACCCATTGGAAAGGGTTTGATCCGTCGTCGTAATCAAACTCTCCTATCAGGTCAATTAGCCAATTTCGTAAAGCATCACCCACGAGATCATTAGACCAGCCTGTTTTACTTCCATCTGGTGCAATGATGACAGTCTGTTTGCCGTTGACGAGACTGGGCAGGAATGCAATTAAACTCTGTTCTTCTTTTTCAAGTAACTTTGCTTTGGATTTTATGACATCCATGTACTTGCTGATTTCTGTTGATGCAATCACGCATTCGTTATTTACCCAACCCATGACTAATCACTCCCGTTGATTTCAGTATGTTTCTACGCACTTAGCCAGCTCTATGGCTGGCCAGGTGGTGGTGGGTCGATGTTACGATGTATGGTGCTGCCTTTCCTCTTCCGTCATTGCCAGCTCGTCTGCTACCCATGTATGGAATCCTTCGATTTCCAATAGGAAGTTTGCAAAGATGCTTGTATCAAAATGCAAATCCACTTCGTGTTGATGATCTGATCTTAGTTGCTGCAAATCTCGCATTGCTTGCTTAACGTCATCAATAGCAATCTGATGTGAGTCAATATGATTAACGGGCTTTTTGAATGTGGTGGGATTGCAAGTAAGCGGTGCTGAGTTTGCCATTTCTTTTTTTCCCTTCGTTGATGTGATTCTATTATACGTAAGGGTAATGAATGGTCAAGCGATTAATTCAACTTTAATGAATAATACTTTGAGATTGTGTGACGGTGGAATTCAGATACTGTTCCATACTGTGATAGTAGATCTCTCCACTCTTGATAGGGTCGTTTGTTGATGTGAAGATCACCGCCTGGTGTTTTTGACGGTTGATTGTTGACTGATACGAAAACAATGTTACTGCTAACTCTGGTTAGTTCGCTAATGGCTTTGTCTGTATCTTCCGGTAGGATGTGTTCAAGAACATCAAGGCAGGTTACAAGATCTCTTGAGTTGTCTTTGAAACGTAAGTCGTGGATTTCCGCTCTGATTGTTTCGTTCTTGCATAGATCTGGTACAACTTCAGTCCCGGTTGCCTCGCAAATGAATTTGTTTAAGAAGCTTACAACCTCGCCACGACCAGCGCCAATATCTACAGCGTTCTGAAAATACTCTGATCTGTTGAGCGTTATGATACCGGCTTTGATTGCGTCCAGTCTGTCCCTGGTCATTCCGTAACCGTGTTTATACAGTTCTATGTATCTATGCTGCTCTGTCTCTCTCGCGGTATTCATGGTTCACTATCTTGATTAGATTTAATACACTGGCACTTGACCATTTTGAGAGATCTTCATCAACCAGCTCAAGACAATCGAATTCGTCTAGTTGTTCCCGCATAATATCGAATCGTCTCATTCCAATGAGTATATGATTATCGTGAATGATTAAAGGATTCCTGATTCCATTGGCCAATAGATCCTGACGTAACGAATCAAAGCGTGCCTGGTCCATTGATCCTCTATTCTCATATAAGGTGAACTTAAAACAGACTCTCCCAACCGCTAACCCTGGTGTTAACTCTTCCGTTTTTCGAGTGCATGGTTTCAGTTTCATGTTTCTCTGGAAACTCCCTTTGTCTTTTCAACTGTTCTCATTGCTCCGAGTCCAAGCATACCCATTAAAACGCTCGTAAGCAATGCAGAGTCAACGGGTGGTACATCAAGCCAGATACTGAGGAACGGGGATAATATCGTATTGTATGCAAGCCCAGCTCCACATATCCAACCGATTGCAGGACGCCACCCTGACACGAATATTGACTTGTGAGTCGCTTCAATCTTGTTGATCTCCATCTGACCTACTAACAGCGACAACTCTCCATTGAATTCTTCGCTCTTGGATTGAGCTATCAGCCTTGCTGCAAGGTCCTTGTTCTCAACAAACTTACCAACAAATGTTTGAACCAAACCTAATCCAGCCGTGATTGGATCCATTGCCATAATATCACCCCATAAATTGATTTAAACTGTCACCATAAACAAATTCTTTGAATTCCTTTAACCGCTTTATATCTTCAGCTCTCCAAGTATCAACCTCTTCCAGCACTTCATAACAGAGAAAATCGTTTCTGTGCTGTCTCAATATCTCAAAACGACGCATTCCGATTAGTATGTGGCCCTTGTAGGTGATTAAAGGATGCATCATGCCGTTTTGTAGCAGGTCGTCTCTGAGTCGCCTGTAAGCGTCCTGTGCGCGTTCTGATCGATCGTTGAATGCGCGGTGTTCAAAACTGCACGTATTGCCAATAAACCCTGGTTCAAGGTCCTGTGATCTGTAAATAATCAGCTTGTTTTTAATCATCGTCAATCAATAGCAGATCAAAACCCGCTGATATCACTGTGTTGTTGAGTGACGCCTGGACGTTTACCTTTATGTCTGTCATTTCGTCAAGCGAGTCCTTTGGCACACTAAATTCCCTCGCTATATATGAAGTTCCAGAACTTCGCAAAGTTACCTCTTCTTGCACAACAAAAACGTCGTTGACTTCTCTGGTCTGTAATCTCATGTCAGCTGACGCGGTTGTCGAACCGAGTATAGAGCTGAACCAGTTTACGAAAAGACCATGCTTACCTCTGGGTAATGTATATGCACAAACCATTGTTGTGTTATATCCTGCGGGCATTACCATAAATATATTTGCTGTTGTAACTTTCTGGGCGCATGTTATATCACCAACAGAGTCTCCACCAACAGCACGACCTCGACTTTGTCTTCTGTATGTCCCTGTGGTATCAACCAGAGATTGCCCGTTTGTTATCACATATTCTGATGTTTCATTGTCCAGGTTTCCGTCAAGCAAAAATAGAAGTTTCACTACTGGACAACCGGTGGCTGCTTTGGTAACTATCCTGTATACATCGCCAGCGTTGTTTGTCTTGATTTTTCCTGACATCCTCTCAACACTGACAGTCGTCTCAGTAAGTGCAGTTATGATTCCATGCGCCTTATGCGTATCGTTTATTAATACGTCACCAATAGCTACAGTGTCCGTAATGAAACTTGCACCAGTATCTGTCAACCCGCCTGAATTGCCTGACGTGCTGGTTCCTGTTGAAAGCAATGTACCTGCGTCTTCATCAGAATTACTATTGACTGTTAAAATTTCAGCCGCTGTGGCGTTATGTCCTGCATATTCCCCGCCACCATTCCACACAGACTCAAAGCTACCAGTACCAACGTCCGGATTTCTACCATATTTGTGAACAAGAGTTTTCCCAGGTACTTTACCGTCTGCGATAGCAGTTAAGTCATATTCATCAAAATCGTCTATTCTATTTACATACAGAATGGTCTGTAGTCTGAAAAACGTCTGCGCTTGCGTCTCATTGGTGTAGATCACTCTAAAAAACTTTGATCTTGTTTTGATGGATACAAAAAAATCTACATCGGCTTGAACGCTATATGAAATGGTTTTATCCCAGTTCTCGCCGTCCGTCGAAAACTGTACCTTGAGCCCTTCTGTCTGTGAGTGTACGTCAGTAAAACAGAAGATGGTTAATGAGGTATAAGCAGTTACCTCTTCAGTCGCGCCAGTGAATACGCCACCAGCTTGAAGCGGTACTGTTGTACTATTCCCGGTTGGTTCTCCGGTGACTTGATGAAGTTTTTCTGGCGATATGAACCCACGAGCTGGCGGATTGTGGGTTTGATGTTTGGGTGCGTCGGCCATTAGTTTTTAACCTCAAAGGATTTCAATTCAGCCAATATCTTGTTGTTGATAAGATTGCTTTCCTGTACTACCAATGATAACTGCGCGACTGTTGCGACCATTCCCTGCATTACCTTTTCCAATGACTGTCTAACATACCAGACTGGCACACCGTCACTGTCTTTTATGTTGTGTAATTCGTGCAATGTGCGAAGTTGCATTTCAGCTTCTTTTTCGACCCATGATCTGACATGTAATGAATTGTCTTCGACTTTCTTAATTTCAATCAGCTGCAAGTTGTGGTTTTCTTTAATGACGGCCCTCAAACCAAAGAAGAAGGCAGTCAATGAAACCAACACAGATCCAATTGCTATCACATCACCAAGCGTGAATTCCATTTCATTCCCTGGTTGCGGCTATCACCGTTTGATCCGTACGAGGGTAAAACTTTCCGTTGATCCAGTAAATGTCTGCACCACCGCTTGCACCTTCTTTTGCTCTTAGAATCTTCAGTTTCCTGATTGCATCATCGTGTGTCAACTGATCATCATCTTTATAAGGTATTTGAGCAACCTGGTGTTGCTCCATTGGCCTGGTTATGAGTTTGCAAAAATCCATCGTTCTATCACTGACTGGCGTAGCTGGTCTGTCTTGGTCCCTGCGTTCCCTCGATTCAAACCCAGCTCTCCTATCTGCCATCCATATCGATATCAGGATGAATATCACACCAGCAACAAATGACCCCAATATCAGCAGAGGATCAACAGCAATGCCAAAGCCAGCACCAAAAGCAGCCCCACCTGATACAATGACTCCCCAAAGCCTAACCTGACCATTAGGAGTAGATACAAGCTCTTTTACTATTGATAATGACTCTGACTGAATTGTCATCCTCGTATTTGCTCCAGCTTCAAGATACTAAGATATGATGTTGATGACGCTACCGTACCACTAGATAATACACCACGGGTCATTATTTTCATATCATCACCAGCAGACGCATCAATGATCCTTGTTGCCGTCCATGAAGCTGACCGACTTGTTGCACTGTTGGTTGGCGAGAATCCAGCTTCGTTCGCATCACCGCCAGCTATGCGCGTGAAACCACCACCAGCGTCCACTTCAATCCAGATCTCAGCCAGGAATGCTTCATCGTCATTTGTACCCTGGTCCGGGAACACTGACCCGGCTAGTGCAAATGATACAAGATAAGTTCCTGCTTCATCGAATGTGAATGTTGTGTTTGAAGCCAATGACACTGGCGTAGATCCATCTATATCGATCTGCCATAAGTTAATCGGAAGTGATGCAGCTTTTACTATTGTGAAGTTTCCTGATAGATCAAAGGTATCACCTAATAGATCCTTTGTGTTTATCGTCGCAGCCGGGCTAGAATCTCTTCCTACCGATATCCAGTCAATCACGAAATCGTCAGACGTTGTTGTCCCAAGATCAATCCGGAGCCGAGTGATTGTATTGGTTATCCAGTCATTACCGCCAGCCGTCAAGTCGGACATGTCCCACTCAAGGATAATAAACTCATCTATTACTGTTGTTGTTGTTATGGTCTTTATAAATGATCCCGAGAAACCATGACCGGAAGTTGAATAAAAACAAATGAAATTATCGTTTGAACCTGCCTTTCTTTTTACTCTTGCTCTGAGTTTGAAGTCTGCTGCACCTTCTATCACTAGATCTGGTTGACTGGTTATCTTGGGATCAGTACTAGTCGACTCATAAAGTGTTGTTCCGTCACCCTGGTGGGTTAGCGTAGCGCCTGCCGGAACCCATTCGTCATTGTCAGATGTAAACACCCATGACTTTACAGCACCCATCGTATTATCAATCGTCACGTCTGCATTATCAGCAACACCCGTTGCTTGCGATGACGTATCACCAAGAGCGGCCCCGGCTGTAACGACAGCAGCATCAATTGAGTTGACTGTACCAGTCACATCACCCGAGAAAGCAACACTTGACGCTGGCTGGAATGGATCTTCAGAACCCAGTGCAGGTTGTATGATGCTTGTTAAAATCAATCCACTGGCAGCAACATCAGGGTCAACAACCCTGAAAGCCTGCACACCAAATGTATAATATTTATCTATTGGAACACCATACAAAAAGAAGTGTCTGCGATCTGCAGGTACTGAAACGATTGTTTCTTCCGCTGCTGTAGCACCAAAATTGTAACTCGACGCACTGGTACTCTGACGTTGATAGATCAGGAAGCCGTCTATATCAGGCTCACTGCCACCCCATCCCCACTCGAAAGAGATATCTGCATCACCTGACGTCGCAACAACATGATCAATTGCTGACCCGTCACCAGCAACCACAGGGGCTGTAATAGCTGACCCGTCTCTGTCGTTTCTGCCATCAAAGTTTGTTGCTGTATCAGATAACGTGTTAAGTGCTTGTGATGACGTGGGTGATGTTGGAACTTCTGTTGAAAACTCTTCTGACCATCTGGCCCTGACCCAGTAGAACCGCAACTCTCCCAGATCGAGCTTATGAAGGAATGATGAACCGCGACCTTCGTGTATTTTTGTTGCGCTCCCGAATACGTTTGCTGTATGTGCATATACTTCTACGACATCATAATAGGTTGCAACTGGTGAAACCCATTCAACCAGGTTCCCGCCCTCTTTGGCAGTTACAGTTGCGGCTGTTGGGTCAGGCACTTCAAACGAACCAAACGATATTCCTCCTGGCGTCCTGGTCGTATAGTCTGCAAGATCAGGATCTTGATAGCCGTCAATAGAGTCTTCAGTCAATGTCAGGTCAACGCCATCATTCTCGGCGATGTCTATATTTACAACCCTGAATACCTTACTTGCAAAATTTAGCTCTGCAATGCTTACATGTACGAAATCATGCACAGCAACCTGTAGCGCCTTATAGTTGCAAGGCATTTGAATTGTCTTCTGTTCGTCTGTTTGCTGTATCAGTTTGTGCAATATCCGCTGCGCTTCATCTTCATGATTAGTCGCGGGCAAGTCGAATGATTCATAAATCCGCTCTGAATTGTCTCTTGATTCAAAAGCAGTGTTACGCACTTCCATTGCTTCAACCTTTTTCCATTGTTCATCCCTTGAGCTGTAGAATCCCCTGGCGTTATTAAATCTTGCATCTTTGGATAATGATGGATATACACCCAGGTCGTCACGCATCCAGCTTTCATCAACAAGCGTCTCGCTAACAAGGTACATTTCAACGTCATCAAATTCAGCAGTAAGCGTATCAGTCGTTGAGTTTAGTTTTAAGCCGATATAGCTAGTGGTTGCAGTAGCAGCAAACTCTATCCTCAATTGAGCGTCTTCTGTGGTGATTGTATTGGTCACATCAGGGGCGCTTCCATCTGCATTATCTGACTTTAATAACTGATAGTTGTCTGCTTCATTGCTACTCGTTCTGCTCCATGCTGTGAGAGCGTAGATATTACCAACAACCGTTGTTACCGGTGTCACGCCCATCACGTTGCCGCCAGCAGTGTTTGTTAGCAGCAACTGACCGCTAGGCGCAGCCATTGTGCCGTTACCTTGCTTGGTCCAGCCTGTTGTGTCAGGGAAAGTTCCGTTGTCAATTAGCGTGGGTCCTACACCATATCGACCAGCTCTTATGAAGAAAAGACCGTTCTTGTACCCCATGCGACCGTTACAAGCTGTTAGAAGCGATAGTATATTCTCATCATGTGCGTTGCCAGTAGATAGCAAAGCGTTACACGTAAAGCGATTTTCAGTGACATCTGTTGTGCTGGTGGCCACTTGTCTATCACAATATGCAGCTTCATCAAGTATCGTCTGCCAGTTAATACGAGCTGCCGGGATAGAGAAGCCTACTCGCGCGTCAACACAATAGTCAGAAGTAGCCAATATCGGATTGGTGGTATAAGCCTGAAAGCTTGGGTTGGATTGATCTACAGTTGACTGGGTTACCGTACCCCCAACGTATTGCAACAGGGGGTCGTAAATATTATCCTTTCCTTCCCACAATGCTCTAAAGTTTTGTGGTGAACCGTTTTCAAATATCTTTTGTGATTCATCGGCTATTGTAAGCTTTATAATTCCGTATCCAACTTGTTCGCCGTCTTCTGTATCTGTCCACTCAGCAACCGCAGCAATCAGAGCTGTGTTGGCCGTCTGTGCATCGCCGCCCAGATGTTTGTATAGCTTGACGTATCCCTGACCATCTATGAAGTAGTCGCCAGCTTCAACAGTCTTGCCAGTTGACCCTTCTGACCATGAGCCAATGTCAGCAGCTGATATAAAACGGTCATCCAGAAATATTGCTGTCATATCGTTACAATGGTGACCAGCATAAGCCACTACCGTCCAGAGATCTTTATTGTCTGTACCGCTGGCGTTAAAGTAATTGAGCACGCCACCTGTTGCAACTTCACCGTATATGATAGTTCTGTGTTCGATCGCAGACTTGAGCGTCACAGCTCTCATTAGATCTGTATCAATACTGGGAGGTTTTGCGCCAAAAAGCTTCCTGACACCAGCGTCAAGAGCCATGAGTGCAATTGTCGATAGTATGGCTGATTGCGCTATTACAGTTACAGCCAGTGTCGCTCCGGCCACTATTGCCCCAACTATTGCTACTGCCGCAGGCATATGTGCCACCCTTTCTTAATTCTGTGTAATGGTATCGTGAGTACATCACCCTGGGTTTTAACTAATACCCGACCAGATACTAACACGCCCATGATCTCACCAATTTTGGGTAGATTCAACAATACCGGGTCCCCGTCGTCAAGAGCATCTATGTTGGCTGGCTCACCCAGCCTTGATGTGACGATACTTTCAATTCCACCAAATCTATCGATAATTTTATACGCTTCAGTTACATCCTTGTAATGAATATCAACGTATTCAATACCAGATAACGCGCTAACAAATTTACCCGCAAACAATACACAATCAAGCACACCGTATTCAAATTGCTGATGTACTGTTTTCCTCAACACGTCTCTGACAACTTGTTGCCTTTCATTCATATCAAAAGTGCCGTCTTGGCTCGCCTCGTAGCGATGGACCTACAGTTGTGCCGGTATTTACACCTTTACCGCCCCAGATTACTTCGCGTGTGCCGTTTTGCATTTCTGACATGAAGCGGAAAAAACCATCAGTCGATTTGACTTGTGATCTCTGATCAGCGTCTGAAAATATACGTCCGTTGTTTTTAGTAAACCTTATGAATTCACTTTCACAAGTGATGTTCACAGAATTATCTAACCCGACCTTCATATTTGATGTATCTGTAAACCCCACCCAGATTTCGTCTGGATCTGCAACCAGCAACCCGGTGTCAATATCGACAGCACCAACAAAAATGGTCACTGGTCGATTGTAATAATTCTCTGTTAGTACAATACTTGTGAAGTCAGTATCAGCAATGTAGTCTGCATCAAGCCCGGATAATGATAAGACAATTTCGTTTGGCGTCAGTTCTGTTGACTCACGTAATCCTGTTATACTTCCAAAGTCACCAATACCCAACCAGTCTTGACTATCCCAGTTGTATGTTTTTATGCCATCATGAATATAAATCGTGCCGCTATCGAATTCGATCTTCACAAACCAGACAAGGCGGATGTGATTTGAGTCAGCCTCAGCGATAAGTAGGTTATTTAATCCTCTGGTCATGCGATATCTTCCACAAATTGAATAGAGAAGCTTGAAAAAGGACTCACTGCGCCAGCTTGCTGACCAGGTCGGTTAGACCAATCAACAACCGGCTCTGTGAGCATAAATGTACCTTCCGGATTCGTGTTGTCTATCGCTGCCAGGTCGGCTGGTGAAACATGTATTTCTGGCGAGATTGGGACAATCACTACACCTGAAACCATGTCAGCATCTGCTGTCACCATTTTCAATTCCTTATTAGTGCCGTTACTATACGATAGATAATCGCCAGCTTTATAAAAGTCTGTGATATTGGTTGTTCCAGTACCATCCTTGATAGTAAGCGAATTTCCTGTCTGATCCGCCCCGTCTACAATCACAACTGCACCAAGAGCACCGCGAGCTGCAACATAGCTGTGATCGAATATCTCAGCTCGGTGAACCTGACCATTTAACTGCGCTAAAAACCCCCTCAGTATTCCTCTGTTATCGCCTTGCAGGTTGTCAAATGTCATTGATATTCCCCAGCGAGTACCCTCTCTACTGGTTGTCTGAGTAAAACCCGTTAACGGGCTAACAAATGTCTTCGTGTTGTTTATTATCGTGATCACTGAATTAGTTGGGGTGATCGATGGGAAGCTGTAAGTTGTCATATGCGTTTACGTCTAAAGTCGTTTTGTATCTGTGCTCTGGTGTTCTTGCTTGCCTGGTTTATCTTCTGCTCAACATCAGCAATGTTCAAGCTGGAGCCTCTAAAATCATTGTGATTGATGATCTGTACGCTACCATCACCGCCAGTACTTTGCTCACCAGCTCTTGTTATAGATACCGTCTCACCCTTTGTTGCTCTAAATGCTACAAGGTTCTGATCTGTTCCACCACGTCCACCAACCTCAAATGACCCGCCCCGATTAAAACCCAATAACTTCCTAAACACTCCACCGACGCCGCCAGAGAAAAAACCACCACCAGCAATGTTGCTTGTGAAAAAGTCGGCTATTTTCGACCTGATCAAGTCCTGTATCATTTTTCGAAGGTTGTTTTTAAACACCTCGCGCATTCCCTTTACGCCCTCATCGATCTTACCGAATACATTTTCAAACTTTAAGCCAAGCAAGTCTATTTTTGCATACAAAGGAACCCAGATACCAGGCTGTCCCAACGCTGTGATTTCTTCGATCGGCTTGTTAATGGATTCAGCGAGCTTGTCTGACTGTTCAACGGCGTCGGATATCCATTGCTTCAATCCTTCTGATGGTGGCGGAGCCGCTAGTAATGTGTCCAGCTCTCCCTTTGCATCCTTAACAGCATCAACATACAACTGTACAAACTTTCCTACGCTTGTGTCTTCAAACTTAACGCCCTTCTGAAGTATCTGCTCGAATAGCGCCTTGAAAGCTCTATCACCAGCAGTGGCTGCCAACATAGCACCAGCAACGTAAGCCCTGACGGCTACCTCAGCTGTTTTCCATGCAATAGAAACGCCGTTGAGGGTATCGAGAGCAAACCCCACTGAACTTATTATTGCATTCATGCCACTTGTTACGGCGTCTCTGTGACCGTTTGCCTGTACCGTTGCTTCTGTGTAATCTTCTGCGAGCCTGACAAGTATTGGTGACACTTTGACAGCAATGATATTACCGAATGCAGCCGCAGCCATACTTGCCTCAAGCATTGCGTCGTTAGCCGCTTCTATTTTTGATGCATCGATTCTTGATATCGCTGTTCCTATTTTTTCCGCTCTGTCGGCAAATCCGTCTAGCTCGTCAGATGTAAGCTCTAACAGCTTTATCATGTTTGTGCCCTGACGACCAAATATGTCATAGGCAATACCAACCTTGACTGTTGAATTTTCTACAGCCTTCATGCGATCAGCTATAAGCTTGAATTGTTCATCGAGTGGAAGTTTGATTAAATGTTGACCCGATAACCCGAGCTTATCGAAAGCGTCTTTTGCTGTGCCGATTCCTGTCGCCGCATCCGAGACATTGACGGCTAATTTTTCCAGTGACTTTTTTACTTGTTCGGCTGTTGCACCAGTTCTCTGGCCGGCCAACTCAAACCCAGCGAGAGCTTTTATACTAATCCCCAGAGTGTCAGCTAACTTGGCCTGGGCGTCAACTACTTCAAGAGACCGCTTTGTCATTGCGACAAGTGCGGCTGGTCCAATGATTGCTGCAATCATCGTGCCCAAACGAGCAAACTGACCACCCAGATTATTGACTGACTTCCTGAGTGCCCTGAATTGTTTACTTGCTGATTTTGTGAACCGGGTTGTGAGCTTTTGTGATTTCTTGATACCCGCTTCAAACTTCGCGGTGTTTAATCCGAGATCAGCAACCAGTGAACCGACTTTAGCGACCATGTACTTGTGACCTCATTTCTTCTGCTTTAGCTTTTAGCTTACCCTCTCGCTGCGCTTCCGCTGCCATCTGATCCTGAATGTTTTCGAAAGCCAGTATCTGCCTGACGTTGTGTACTGTAAGCCGTTGCCCTATTTCGTCTGGTGGTATTCGATACAACAATGATAATCGAATCCGCAACGCTTCTACGGGTCGGCTTTTAAGTTTTTTTCTTCTTCTTCCGGGTTCAATCCGTTGATTGCACTGGCTTGCTCAAACAATGGCAACAAGTCGTCAGCGTCCATGCTTCTCATTAGGTCTAAAGCTGTGTCAGTATCAGGGAAGATCAAGTTGCCATCTTTATCACACAGTACTAATGAGATCAGAGTTCTCATGTCTTCAGTGGTTGCGTCGTCATCTTCTTTGCCAGCATACCGCATTGCGATCTGCATAGATCCTTCGAGCGATAGATTGCGAATGTATGCACGCTTGCCAAGAAACTCAATTGGTGTGACCTTTACTGTGTAGCTCTCCATGTCTTCAAATGTCAGTGGTTCCATTATGCTACCGCCCTCACCATGTTACCGGCTGGCACAAAGCTCGCTGTTGCGATTGCCTTGTCTCCAACTGCGCCAGTGATTGGCGGGTAGCTGGTCAACAACATTGTCCCAGTAAATGACGGGTTTGTTGCAGTCCCTGTTCCTGAATTATTAACAGCCTGTAACACAACAACTGTCGTTGTCCCAACAAGATCAAATAGGGTATCGTCAACTTTTCCAGAAGCAAAATCCTGACTGAATTCAATATCAACACCATAATTCTTTAGACCACCCTGCATGATTCTGGTTGTGTCACCCATATTTGCAGAGTCTACGCCCTCAGCCTCAAATGTGAACGAAAGTGACCTGACATGATCCGATAGATCAACAGCATTGATGCTCACATAAGCATCGGTTAAAACGAAAGTAGCCATGATTAATAACCTTTGTTATGCGATTCCAAGTGCAACCGCGAAAGTGAAAGAAGGGTCAGACCCCGCTATTGTGTAACTAATACGCCAGTGGTCATCTGTTATTGCACCAGCCAGTGTTAGATATTCGCTTGTGATAATGCCACCAGCCACCTGACTGAATGTGATTCTATTTGTAGCGCTCGTAAATCCTGCATTATCGTCTGACTGTACAATCACATCAAGTGTGTCACCAGCGCTTGCAGCTGTACAGTGAAGGTTTGCGTAGATCTTTTCTGTTGCGCTTACTGCACCAAGTTGTGATCCTGTGCTGGTTCCGCTGGTTGTATCGTTTCCGTTGAAGTCGATGATACCTTTGACGAGCCTGTCAGCTGCATTACCCGATACATTAATACCCGCCATATCTCCTACAGTGCCATTTAAAGGTGAATGTATCAAAGTCAGGGAGTTAATCAGGAAAGCCACTTCAAGTGCTGTGCCGTCTACGCTTGCGAATGTGAGAGGCGTTTCATTGCCTCTGTACGAATCAAGCTCACCATCAACTACAGTGAAATCACCATATGCATCCATCGAAAAACCAAATGATTTCAATCCACCTGCATTGCTCCGGGTCGTGTCAGTCAATACAGTGTCGTCTTTTGCTTCTGCGCCATAGTCTATTGCGACAATATGTGCTGTCTGGCTCATGTCGATCGCACCAAGCCAGGTAGGTCTACCTTTAACAACAAAAGTACCCATGATTATTCCTCATAAAACATGCGAAAGTCTATCACCCTTTGATAATCCCTGTCAGCTTCGTCAAAGAAGTCGTTACGACCCTCATAAAATACGTCTTGGACAACTACGCTGTCAGCAGTACCTGAAAACCTGTTAAATGCACTCCGGATATCATTAGTGACAGCGACAATTTCCAATACTGTCTCAGCAAATATACTGACAGAAAAAAGGCAGTCAGTTGGTGCTGTCTCTTTACCCATCACGTTTGTTGGGTTCTCATCCAGAACTTTAAACGTAAGATATGGCCTTGGTGATTTCTGGGGCGCTAATATAGCAAAAATAGCGGTGGCCGACGCAAGATTGCTTGTATTGACCTCCAGCCTTGACTTGATTGCCGTTTCTGCTTCAGCCATTAAATTTGTCCAATTCCATTCTGAGCTTCAGTGCAATTCGATTCAATATAGCTTGAACATTAGATTCCAATGTTTTTGTGAATATCCTTGTACCCTGAAAAAATCTTGATCCCCATTCGTATATGTGAGCGTAACGAGTAGCTGGTCCGATCACACCAACCTGTACCCTAATCATGTTCTTAGCAAATTTACCTTTGACTCCTCTCACCGCTATTGATTTTTTTAAGTGGATGTTGTCGTCTTTATCATCAACGGGTATATTTTGTCTGAGCAACTTGGCATATTCATTTCCACCGGCTCTGATTGCCGCCTTGCCGATTCTCTTTTCAACTCTATCTTCCAGTGCTTTCATGCGCTTGAACATATCGTCAACACCAGACCACTCAAACTCTATAGTCATACATCACGCTCTTTAGCAATTATTCTCAAACCGTGTTGCAGCTCTCTGTAAGGTAGTGCTTGCTCAACATTGAATAACCGTGAATTCCAGCTGATTCGCATGTCAGCAGTGATCCTCGTCACAGAAGGGTCAACTCTCCCAATGAATTCATAAGTCAGATCACCAGTAATTTGATCGTCTCCAAATCGCTCAGTTCCGCCAGCTGCATTGATGTCACACCAGAGCGTTGTGTGTGTTGCCCATGAATCAGTTATTCCAGCGAAAGCGTCACGACCTGTGGTGCTAACCTGGACCGTGACAAGGTTTCTAAGCTTACCTGCTCTTATCTTTTTTATCACGTTTTACATTCCCGGCTGCGTCAAGTTTGATTATATGAGGCATTCCACTTGCGCCAGTGCCGTCAAATAATTTTAGATCAGCTTTTGACAGTTCGGCTTCGTCACCAGGCCTGTACTCAACACCCCTGAAATTCGTGACTATATTGAATCTGACCTTCATCACATTGACCCTGTAGAGTAATGATGGAATTCAGGATTGTTCAGAATTACGTTTTGAATTCCTTCCGGTATTTCATTTAGCTTGATGTCTGTTACTTCCTCACGGTTTTCATAGTAATGACCTATCAGAAGTTTTATAGCAGTCTTGAATATTTCAGGTATCTCATCAGCTGTTGGCCAACCAGCTGTTAGCCGTATCCTCACATTACCAATACGTTCATTCGTTGACGGCCAGCTGTCCTTTATCTGCACTCTACATGGCACGCTCACCAAATCTGTCCAATAATCACTTGAGCTGATAGTTGTATCCACGTCGTCTGAGCTGTAATGCTTGACACTATCGACTGACTGTACCGGAGCAACCCGTAAACTGATAATGTCTCTTGACATAAAATCAGCTAGTCTGGGTTCAATAAATGAATCAGCCCTTAGCTCTACTGTTTGCGTGTAAAGCTTGATACCTGCACGAGCCTCAACAGTTAACCTAGCGCTATCAACTAAAGCAGCAATGTAGGTGTCGTCGGTACTATGAGTTACCCTAAGGTGTGCTTTCGCTTCGGTTGTAGAGACTGGCGGCGTGTCCGGCGCGGTGATCGTTATAAGCTGAATGCTCATGTTCTATCGGCTGTCTCTTTCTTTGTTTTTTTCTTGGGAGGTGCTTTTTTCTTGGTTTCAGACTTTCTGTTTTTTGGTTCCGCCTGATCTTTGCGCTTTACCTTTCGGTTCACTGATTCAGGTAACTCTAACAGCGTCACATATGGCTTGTTTTTCCTAACCATTTGCTTCAGTTTGGCGTACTCTGAGTCGTCGATCATCACTTCATCGTCAACTAACATAGGTAAGCCACCAACCCTGCAAGATACATTGAACTTAACAAACTTTGACATTGCGCTTCCCCTTGATACTAAATAGGGGACCGTAGCCCCCTATTAATTAACTCTCCAACTATTGCCAGTAGGATTTATGGAAATTTGGCTCTGATTCGTTGTGCGGATATAGAAATCGGAGTGCCGTTTGTGTGGGTACCAGTTACATTAACAACAGGCCTGATAAAGGCCTCTCTCCCGAGATATGCGGTTGTGAATACTGCTGCGTCCTCTGCTGCGTCGTCAATAACTGCAAATGTGCCGGTATTGGTTCCAGTGACACTGTTTGTGATGACTGCGTCAGTTGCATCAACCCAGGTTGAATTATCGTCAGATGTCTCTATCTCAAGCTCAATCTTTACTGAGCCAGAAAGAGTATCGTTGGACTCTCCAACCATAACAGTGATCAAACACCCGTCATACTCTCTCAGATCAACACTTGCGCCGTTGACATCAACAGTAGGAGCAACCAAATCGCATTCTAGCAAGTGGGTTGTGCTGGTATTACCAAAATCTTTTGTTTGAAACATTATCTTATTCCTGTAATTTTTGGTCAGCTAACAACTGCTACTTATTGACCCAGTGAGAATGATTCGGCATTCCGAACAGCAATGTCGGTTGAATGGAAAATGAGCACGCGCATATTTCCAGCTGTTGCACCAGTAAACGGATCAACCATCAAATCCATGCCGCCCCAGGTACCGACTAACAAATCAGCCCAGTTACCAAAGAATAGCAAGCCGTCTTCGATCTGATTGGACTCTACGACTGGACGACTCAGAAGCAATCCGTTTTCGTCAAGTAAGAACCGACCAGATCCAGCATCAACAGCCGTATCCAGCATGTTTCCATAAACGGTCGTTTCCGTTGCATATGCAAGATTTCCATCAAGTGCGTTAGCTCCTGACAAATCAGATCTCAATCCAATCACTTCCGCCCTGGTTGGTGTTGAACCAGTCGAGAATGATTGAGTGCCAATACCAGTGACATTTGCAATGCCTAATGGCTGGCCACTTGATCCAGTGCCATGAAAAGCAGCCAGATCTTTTGCAAGTGCCACACTGGCCATTAAGTCAGCTCTTACAAAGTTCTCAATTGAAATAGAGCTTTGCAATCTGAGCTGTCTGCTGTAGTCAGTGAATACACCAAGCGTTCTAGGCGTTAGCGTAACTTGGCCTACTGTTTGCGTGCCTTCTCCAATTGTCCCACCGTCACTACCAACCCACCCAGCTGTAACGCCACCTGTTTGTTTTGGTATGGCAACATCACCCACAAGACCATCAAGGAATGTTGCTTGTAGTCCAGTCAATGCCAGTTTGTTTCTTAGCAATGGAATTAACTGATTAGGTCTGAAATCAACACCAACCAACGCACCAGCGGCTGCAAATACATCTGCTGTCAGGTCTCGATGCTCAAGCGTTCTGGTTTCGCCACGAACAAAAGCTCGTTTCTTTTCTTCGTAATCTTCAACACCAGACCAGTCACCCATTAAATCAAGCGGCAGATAATGCCCTCGTGGTGCGACTTTTAGACGGCTCTCCACATCTTGAGATAGTTCAAGTTCAAAACCCGCGTTATCCCTATCTTTCTGGGTTGCATCCTTTGCAATAGCGCGAATCAGTTTCATAACTGAATACTCCCGCACTTCTTTTCCACTCATGCCAGATTTGTCGTTGGCATCCTGGTGAAAGTCACCAATCCGTAATGACCTTTCACAAGCCTTTTGCTGCTCGCAAATATCACCGATGGCCGCTTCAAGCTCTGTGAGTTCAGTCAACTCATCAGAATTCAAGTCCCGCTTTTCCATTTCACCGGCAAGGTCAGAAGCGCGTTGGCGCTTTTGCATTTCCTGATCTCGCAAGGTCGAAAGTTTTTGATTTAGATCTGGCATAACCTTATCTCCAATTACTAATTGTGTTGTGATCCGACCTACGCGGATTCAATATTTTGTAAACGCTTTCGTAACTCTATTGCTTTGTCCTTTCTGACAATCTCTAATCGCTGTTCTGCAATCAATTCCATTGCCCTTGTCAGGATTTGCCCGACTTCGATATGCAATGTAGCACCTGACGAATTCATGCGCTCGACGCAACGCTCTATCAGTTCGTTGATGTCGGTCTCCGGATTAGCTAACTCAGCTGCAAATGCACTGGATTTGTCTGTGAATGCGTTCAGCTTTCGCAATGCAACCTCAGTGTCAGGGTATGCAGCGAATGTGACTGGTGAAACATCAAGCAACTGGTCCACCTTGATAATTGTCCTGGTGACTAAACCGTCCCTGTCCTCTTCCCAGGTATCCTCTCCAACAAAAAACCCAAATGAGCTTTGATCAATGTCACCTCTTGAAATAGGAGTCAGCACCATGTCTCTGACTAGCTGCGTGTCAGGAGGATCGATTTCATATCTCAATCCAATATCATCGATCGAGAGTGCTAATGTGCCGCTCGATCTGCGACCTAATATGATGTCATTGTTATGGTTAAACAATCCTCTGACGTCATCCTGCATTACGTCATCGAACGCGCCGCGTTTAATGATCTCTCTGAATCCGCCCAGATTCTCTGACTTGGCTTCAAATACAGCGCCATATCCAACAATCTTTTTTGAATCCTCAGTATCACCGGCTCTCAATTCAACCTTGCGGGTGGTGATCCTTCTTTCAACTGTTCTGTCTGGCATTTTTCACCTCTTGGTAAGTTTCAACAATTGCAGACTCCTCAATATTCAGATCTGAAACGCTTGTTATCATTTGACTGAGCTGCTTGTCAATATGCCGTTTAGAGAAGTCTGCCACAAATTCAGCCGCTGTACAATCCAATCCATCTTCAATCGCTGTTGCTAATGGCATTAAATTACGCTCGATGAACTGCGGATAATCATTGTAGAACGCGCTCACCTTGTCTATATCATCACCAATTCGTTCAAGTTGGCGTCTCTCACTACTCGCCATCCTCTCTGCAACTGAGTCAACCAGGGGCGCTTCATCTGTTGGCGTTTCTTTCACATCAACCATGTTGACGGGTGTCAGAAAATCATTTAATCCATCTTCTTCCTGCAATCCTTCAAGGACTCTAACCTCATTCCTGTTCATCCAGCCATCTTGTAAAGCCTGGTGGTATGCCGTGAATCTTTCCGCTTGAGCACCCCGGAGCAATCCTTTTATATCAAATTTGAAGTGAAAGCCCCGCCGTCTCTCGCTCTCTGTCAATAGCTTGGCGTTAAGTTCTGATTCCCAGTTGGTAATGATTGGAATCATTGTATGTTTGACAAAGTGCAAATCCATTTGACTTGCATTTGTAAAGGTCGTTTTACTGAGATCCATTACAAAGGTTGGTGGCACTCGATAGAATCCACAAATCACAGTTCGGTTGAAATTAGCTGTTTCAAGTGTTTGCGCGTCATCCGGATTGATCACTACCGGCTTATAGGTCATGCCTTTAGGCAATACTGGCGTGCCGTTAGCCTGCTCCAGTGATCCGTACTGTTTCTTGAATTCCTCCAAGAACGGTGCGAGAGTGTTCGGGGCTTGGTCCGATTCTATGATTGACTTCGGACTCATTCCATTACCAAAGAATGTGCCGCCAAATGTTTGAATGGCTAACCCCAACCCTAACGCCTCTCGTGCAAGGGCAACAGGTGAATATCCGCGTATACCATCAAAACCCAGACCAGAGAAGTGAAGAACGTCTGCGGCTGGTATTGTTGCGCGTTGATGATCTCTTCTGACAGTCTGATAGACAATCGAGCCATCAACTTTTAATTCCATTGGCTCTGTTCTGTCAGGAAGTAATACTGGAAGCTCTGTTGGGAATGGTCCGTCTCGTACTATCTCACAGTATGAATTCCCCCAGCCATTACGATGACCCTCAAGAGTTTCTTTCCAGTCATAGCTTGTGATCTTTCCGGATGGGGTAAATCTCGCAATGTTGAATAGTCTATGCTTTGTGGCCAGGCGTGGACCCTTCGTCTCTTCTTTGACAAGCTCAATAGGTAAGTGAGCAAGTGACTGGCTCAACACGTTTATGCACGCATATGCATATGGAAGAGTGAGCGCCGTGTTCTCTGTGACCTTTACGCCGCTTGGGGTAAGTCCACCTTGTTGTTCAATCAACCAGCGACCAAATGCGGAAGCGTCACCTATTGTTGACTCAATCCCTCTCTGCTCTAGTGCCTTTAAAAACATCTATGTTAGCCTCAAGCCATAATAGACCACCGCCTACAATGTACCCTGCTGGTTCAAAAATAAGATACGCCCCATAAGACATCAAAGCAATTCCCGACAAATCAACTAATACGACTATGGTTTTTACACTGAAAATTATCTTGCATACCTGGGCGAAAAAATCCATCGCTCTAATTGTAGCATTTCGTATTGATTGTCTCACTCTGGCACCACTGGTAGGTGTGGTATATCCTGTCCAACCGGCTCCCATCCAGCAAAGGAATGCCGCTTCTTGATTCTCGTGTCCGGCGGAATGATTTCGGTATGATCTGATTTCTTTACCCTCTCGCCCTCTACCATCTCAAAGACAGGATGGTCTATTGCAACATAGAGAGCACCCGTGTGATCTGTTTCATCATCAGCTATCCAGTCAATCATGTCGTCATACATAACGCCCTGTGGGTAGTCAGATAGCTTGAACATGCCTTGAGGCTTGTCTTTTATGATTCGCTTCATTGTGGTAATGCTCCCACCTGTGCGGTATTGAGTTCTTTTGAGAATATCTGTACGAAAGATATGTTACCGAACCATTGACTATTTCCTATGTTATTAGACCCGATGGCAATATCACCAGTACCCATAGTTCCAACATAACTACCGGGTGACGCATCGGCTATTAACGTACCTGGGGAATAGGCTGTTAAACTAGCACCCCAAGTGCTAGCCGTTTTTTGGGGCGAATTGAATCTACTCGTTCCCGCCAAAGATTGTGAATTATTCGTACCATCGTTAATTCTATTAATTGTGTCGGCTTGTCCGCTATTCGTAAAAATGGCAAGTCCTGAAGGGTCTCTGGCAATCACCCGGCCATTGATGTCAGCAACACTCCAGTCTGTACTAACCATCGCAAACGCAGTACCAGCCACATCCAGAATATTCCCTGCATCATCATAGGTCAGTACATCAGCATTGCGCGTTATTGCTGATCCTTCTGTGAGTATTGGTGAACTGTTGAATGTTGTGTCAAGCTCTGCTTGTACGTGGCCTACTATGATTGAGCCGGTTGCAGCCACTTCTGTAGTCCCGAAAGTTGTAGTTCTTGCAGGATAATCGGTCATAGTAAGGGCTGTATTTCCAGACGTGTTGTTTTGCACCGTCATTTTTAGTATCCACCACAACCCCCCGTCTACGACTTCCGAGGTTGTTGTTCCTGTGGATACTCTATCGTTCTTTGCCCCCGTAGATGTGTTAATCTGGGTTAATAATTGCTGGAGAGTTCCGCCAGACAACAGAGCTACAAATTCAGGGAAACGACTGGTATCAGAGTCTTTTAATATCCGATGCTCAACAGAAACTACATTCCCATCGTTTGGTATGACAGCAGACATTGATACAAATTCAAAGGCTGCCCCGTCATCGTCGGTTAAGGTAGTTGCAGAGATATGTCCATCAATACCTACAGCATCAAAGGCTGCAACACTTGTTCCAGTGGGCGTCCAGCTAGTAAGATCCCTGGACCAGATATTAATATTCTGTCTCTGACCTTCAGCCCGATACCCAAATGGACCGAGAGCGGTATTGAATGAGTCAGTGGCATCGAAATCAGCGCTTTGGGCTTCAGTTACTACCCCGCTCGATACTGTGTTCCCGTTGGCGTATTTGAAATACTGGACACCATCTACCATTGCGCCGTGGAATGGGCTGGATAAAGCACCAACAGAAACAAACTCAGAAGGCGCTGTAATGGCTTGTCCTGATGTCGTTTCAAATTGAGGATGCCATATTTCTATAACATCACCCGAAGTCTGAGCGCGTATTCCTGTCCATCCTGCTGTTGTTGTAACGTTAGCATCTTTCACTGACATCCTCTGCCATGATGATGTTATTGTTATAGTTTGCCACCCCCCATCCGCGTTTATAATTTGCACATTTCCTGTGCCCGAAACTCTACGCACAAACCACGACATAACCGCTGTTTGTTCGTCTGCGGATATAGTTACAGCATCTTTAATTTCCCCATCTGCCCCCGTTGCTGTCAAAGTATAGGCTGTTGAGCCTCCATCAGGATCAGTAGCGCCTACAACTGAGGTCGAATTTGATAACGTCCATCCTGCCCCAGCAGTTAAAGTTTCACTATCAACAACCAGATTCTCAACCCGCCGCGCACCATCAAACCTCACCTCTCCCGACAATACAGCCTTGACCAATCCTTCAAAATCAGTGAATGTCGCTGTAGTAGCTCGGGTGAATGTGGCTAATCGGGATCCCCTGGCGACAAGAGGCACAACGGTTGTTTGTAAAGGAAGCGACAAGCGTAGTTGCAATGACTGCTCCCGCCTGTCACCTATTACGCTATGAGCTGGCGAGAATGCAATCTCCCTTATAACCGGGCGTGCTAAAATTGGCATCTAGTCGTTACCCTGGCCGTTGATCCATAGATTCAGATCTGTGGACGCTCCAACGCTGGCCATCGTCGCCCATACAGTTACCAGCTGGTACTTGTACAGCAATCATTCCGTCGTCTGTGAAAATCA